GCTTCATTTAAGTTTAATGAGAAGTTAATAGTTACATCAACTGCAGTTCCATCAGGCATACCAGCAAAAGATCTAGTAACCCATTTGTATTTTTGTTCTACNGCAGCAATTTCTTTATANAATTCTAATCCTGAGATTGAATTAACGTGCTGTAAAAGTAGTGGAGCATCNGCAACACCAGCTGGTGGAAGTACTGTAACTTCAAACAGGTTAGGCTGGATTGGTTCAAAATTTCTACCTTTTCTAGACGTTTGGTCTTGATTATAGTGTGGTAATCCCATGTTTAATTAATTTTTATTTTTTTATATATCACGATTATAGGTTACCTGATTGAATTTCTCCAGTATTTAAAACTGTTGTTCTGTGAACTACAATTTCTAAACCTTTAACAGGTTCTACGTAAGTATCAATTATACCCATATTATTATCAATAACCTCATTAGTGTTATTAGTTGANTCCATTACATTTTTAAACTCATAAACACCATTATCTTGTTTAACACTTTGTAAGAATGAATCTGCAAGTGTCTTGATTTCAAGTCTTGTTTGTGCGGTATTAAATTCAAATATGTAATCTTTAAGAATATCAGCCATACCATCTTGAATGTAAATAAGTACCTCTCTTACGTGAGCAGAAGAAAGTGCAGATTTAATAGATTGTTGAGCAGTTTTATTACCTAAGATAGTTAAACCTGTTCCTCTTTGGAATACAATTGGATTGTAACCAAATGGCTCTAAAATATCTCTATCACCTTTATCGAATGCATATTCAACTCCTTTAACGTTTGTACCTGCAACAACTCCTCTTCTTGGACCTGCAACGATTGACCATGGAAGGGCGTTCGTATATTTGTCGATGTAGTTGTTACATACATAAGCAGCTGGAGGGACAATAATGTCTTTTCCATTGTCGCTTACGATTAAACCAGGTCCGTAGTAGAATGCGTAATTTGCACCTTCATTAATACTTGGTAGAGCATATATTTTGGTTGGGTTTTTATCTTGATTACCACCAGCTGCTATATAAGCAGTATCAAAGGCTAGATTCTCATCCGTGAAAGATGGATCTGTAGATTTTTTGAAATCTTCGATTGTTGGTGCATTTAAGATTGCAGAAGCATTTTGTCTGTCTTTTGCTAATTGAGAAAGATTACGCTTGTTGTTTAAACCATTTTCATCAAAAGATGTAAAAGTATCTACAACATATCTAAAATCAATAATGTCTTTGTCGATTAAGGCATCATAGATTCCATTACCACCAGAAAGAACTGATAAATAGTCGCTGATTTCTTTTCCAGTTATATTTGCTTTTGGCAATACAAAGGTTCTGTAAACATCAGAAGCTTCTTCATAGGATTTAATAATTCTATCATTGTACGCTGGTGTTATATCAGTGTACACTGTAAAAATAGTAGTAGTTCCACCAGTTGGAGTAAATTTCGCAACTCGGTTAACTCTTGCAAGTCTGTTTGGATATTTTACAGGATCAGCATCAACTCCATCTACATAATGTCCAACTGCAATTGGGAATACAAAGTTGTTCGGAAGATCAGTTGTTGTATAAGTTACTGTGAAATGTGATTCAGTTAAATTTGAGTCAGTTCCCATAGAGGTAGAATCGTCATCAACTCCAAAATCATGATCAATTTGTCTACTATTAATTGAAGGAACATAGTGTGATAGCAATTCATAAGTTTGGCTAGCAACATGTTGATGTCCTACTAAATCAACTGCAGTTCCTTGATCGTCTATAACGAAATCTTCATTAACTGCACAGAATAAACCAGTTCTTCTGGCCTCTGCGTTAATAGTTGATTCAATGTATAAGTTTCTACCTTCAAGATCTTTAAATCCTGGTAAGATAGAACCAGTGTATTGCGCAATTAAACTAACTTGTCTAAGGTTTGCAAATTGTGCAAGTTTTGTTTTATCTAAACCATCTGCTGTAAAGTAGGCAGAATAGATTGGGTCAGTTATCATTTTTGTAGCGTTGAATTCTCCTTTAAATACGAATACATCAATCATAAAATCTGACAATTTGTCAAAATCATTTAAGTATTCTGGAACATTTCCAACACCATACCATTCTCTTGCAGTTAGGTCAAATTCTTTAACGTCTTGNGCCTGTCTTACAATGATTGTAATTGGTTCTTGTTTAATATTCACAAAGTTTATAATGTGATCGTCGTCGCTATCAGTTCCTATAGCCCCTAGTGTAGCAGTATCTGAAGGAACCATAAATTTATCGTTATCAAAAAACGAATCGTATGCTAAAGTATCGCTGTTAGCAACAATACCAGGGGTTCCATCACCACCACATGTTACTAGACTTTGGTAAGATGCTACGTCTCCTGCTTCAAATTTTTCAAGGTTTAGGGCCAATATAGGACCTCTTGAAAGTGCTTCGATACAAGATCTGTGGAAAAACATTCCCTTTTTTTCTAAACTTTTATCAATGTTTCCAAACACATTTGTAAGAGTTTCAACTGAATCAATCAAAACTGGTGTGTTATAAGGACCTTTTTTAGAGTGACCTACCATTAATCTAAGAGTCTCGACATTTATATTTGCTGTCTGAGATTTATCAAACTCAAGTCTATAAACTCCTGAGCTCTTAAAATTTAATAATTGCGGACTTAGTGCCATAATTTTAACTATATTTTTTTCTTTTATTATATATCTAAATTAAACTGGATTTTATCCCAATAAATCATAGATATCGTATTGAAGGTCTCCACTTGTTTCATTATTTTTGTATAATATCTTTTCCATAAGAGAATGTTTTTCAGGTTCTATAATATCCAATAGCTCTTCAACATAATCGGCATAATCAACTGTTGTAAAAAATTCAGTTGCAGTAATACATGTCATGATTGAATCATCATTCCCCATTTGGGCGCCATAACTTCCATTTTTAACAATTCCAAAAAGACTTGCCTCTTGAACTGTTTGTATGTCATTTATTTTAACCCTATTTATTTCAATAAACTTTTTAAAGTTTTGACAAAACACCGATTTATTATCGGACTTTAAGTCNNATTCCAGGCTTTGGAGCTTTTGCATCATGTCGATGTTTAAATCTTAGGACCAATTCATCTTCAAATTCATTTCGACCTGGAAAAACTGTTTGAAGGTATTGCAATAAGATACTTCCATAAGTATTATATTCAATAATCAATTTAACGTTTTCAGGATTAAATACATCAAGTGCCAATATGTACAGGATTTTTGCAAAATCTTCGATTGGATGCTCGTTACTCCTGAATATTCCAACTTGATTAATCCGAAAGAAATCATACATCGCTCCTGGATTAATGTAATTCTCTATGTCTTTATCGGGGAGTGGTTCAACTTCAAACATGTTTATAACTGAATAGTCTCCTCCATTTCCTTCTGCAATATCGACGGTAAATAGGTAGTATCTTTCCTCATTTCCAGCATCTTCAATATCGAATTTTGGGTGAAATGAAAGGAATCCTTTAGTATCTATGTGGGCATTTTCAAACTCTTCAATGTCGTGCCAAACAAATTTCTTGGCATTCTTTCTGATATTTTTCATCGTACCAGGACTCAGTAATAAACTGGATGAACTGGTAAACTCATTACCATATTGTCTATTGAAAGCGTCTTCAGAACCTAAGTTTCCAAGTTCTCTTTTAAACCAGGCATCGTCCCTGTCAGGATGCTGCCACCAATCGATTCGGGTTGCCTTATATTCATTAAGTCCCTTTTCAGCATCGGCATAAATTTCATAGAACTTATTAAATCCATTTGGTGTAGAGGTAATATTAATCCTCGAAATCTTCGATGCAGAAAGCGTAGGGTAAACGTTTTCATAGAATGAGTTTACAATTGTTGGGTGAACGTGAGCAAACTCATCAAGATATAAATTGTGAATAGTAAAACCAATACCAGACTTCGCTGTAGTTGACTGACCAACAAGTCTACAACCATTATCAGCCCTTACATTCATTACGTCGTATTTAATAATTCCCGGCTTCATAAAGAATGGAAGGTTCTCAATTACAACTTTAGCCTTGTCAATAATCTCTTTTGTTGATTCAGATTTATTTGCAAGCAATAAGGTTGTCTTGTCATAGTTAAATGTAAGGTACCATGCATTAAAAATACTGGCAGTTACAGTTTTACCCATCTGTCTGGATGCTAAGACAATATTAAAACGGTTGTGTTGAAAGTCCCTTAGGAGGTCTTTTTGATATTCACGTAGTTTTACCTTTTGAATACCATTATCGGTCATTACAACCGCATAGGTTTCTGCAAAGTAAACAATATCGTTTGCACACTTTGCAATTTCTTTAAGTTCTGCATCAGTATATTCAAATACAATATTACCTCTTCGTAGGAATTGTTTTCCTTCGTAAAACGGCATGCTGACTTGGGGTCTATAACCTTTATCAAGTGCAACCATTAAATCATTAATGATTTTGGTTGACCATACTAGTTTCTGTGCATCCTGGTCTGATTCTCCGGAGGGAATCCATTTGTTGTCTCCAACATATCCTTCGTTTGCCATATTATTCTGTTATTTCAACATCTTGAATGTCAGTTTCGGAAGAATCAATTCCTTCGCGGATCATTCTCATTAGGTCTTTAGTACCTCTTTGAACATTTCCAGAACCTGCGTCTCCGCCTGAAACTTGTATTTCTCTAATGTCATCTCGTTTTCTGTATATCTCAATATCTCGTGCGATTCTTTTGGCACTCTCTTCAGTTGCCATTAAATACATTGTTTGAGATTTGATTATATCAAGCATTGATTTTTGTAGGGTTGCCAGTACTTCAAACATTCTTGGAGCAACTTCACCATCTTCGATAGCATTAAGTAGAGTTGTAAGAGCCCGTTCTCCGGCTTGCAGCTGATACACTAATGAACTCATTGTCATTTCGTCCATCTTCTTTTTAGCCTGAATGTATTCGTCCCGTTCTATAATATCCTCATCTAAGTAAAACTTCATTAAGGCAGTAATAGTTTTCTTGGCCTTTCGGGTAGAACTCTCTTTAAGTTCGGCAAAACTAAGTTGATTTTGAGGTCTTCTTGCGGGAAGTTGTACATCAGTTTCAATTACTTGGGAGATTTCTCCAGTGTTTGCACCAATCAATTCATCAAGGTCTTTTCTAATATCCTCTGCCTGGTCTTTTATACTTTTATTTTCTGACATATAAATTTGTTTTATTAAATTATATATCGAAATTAACGAGGATTGGCATATCTTTGGAATCCTAGGCTTGGAATTGCGTTATCAACAATAATTGCAAGTTGATTATCTCTTACGACATATTGATTTAAAATATTTGAATGCTGTTCAAATTCAATAGGAGTATCAAATACTCTAATGTTTGTCATTAACATACTATTTGCAACTAATTCAAATTTTGCTTGAGATGTCCAAATCTGCTCTTCTGTTTGTGATACTGTTTGAGTAAATTCATTAGTTAAATTATTTGAAGCACTTTGAGGAAGCATCACATTGTTTGAAGTATCAAGACTATATATAGACGCAGACATTTGAAGGAATTCATTATTAATGTTAACAATGTAGCCATACCACTTTGTAGGGTTGAATGTTATTCCATGTGTAAACTGCTGGACCCCTTGTGGTGTTGTAATAATTAACTTAGTATTACTTATTGCTATACTAAATTTATTAGCAGTATCTCCAATTAATTTATAATTTAGAACAGAATTTGTTGCAAATCTAGGGGCAAACCATGAAGAGAATGCAATTCCATTTCCAGATTTAACTTCAGATTGGGCGTCATATACTACAGCAGAATCGTTTAGCGCCATATTTGAAAAATTGTAATAATTTTTGCTGACAACCGTCCATCTATTTTTTAAGGCATAATCAACTATTCCAAGTTGTCTATCAACAAAAGTTCGGATTCCATCAGTATGTGTACTGGCAACAGTTTGAAATATTTCCGGCTTAAGATTCTTTTTGTATTCGTCTTGAATTCTTTCTCCAAATACCTCTTCAATTCCAGTTATTAATACGTCAGTATCATCGTTAAAATCTCCTTTAAGCACATCTCCACGATCTTGATATTTAACAAGTTTAACTTTCCAGTATGAATGGCTTTATTAAATTCATCGGCTAGAGCAACAGAATTTATCTCATACATTTTATTAATGATTGGAATAAACATATAGTCTTTATTTCTTGGATATTTTCCTGCTCCAAAATGCGTTTCAAATTCTTCAGCTGTTATGTGAATTTCAAAATCCTCTAATTCAATTCCAAATATATCATAAGTATGTGCTTCAGTCGGAAATTCATTATCCGGAACTAATATCTTTATTGTTTGCTTATCAGTTACATTATGTAATGAATATTCCATAAGAATAACATCCGATGTTCTTGCATCGGGCTCTGTCTTAAAGTAGGTAACTTGATGTCCAAAAATACCATTGACAATATTAACAAGTTGTTTGTATATTTTAACTGATTTTGTAAGAGCGTACGGATTAAATTGATTTGTTGGATTACATGTAACTTGAATGTTTGCGCATCCATTCATTGCAAAAGGGTCGGTACAATCGGTACAGAAATTAGGACAAGATTCGATAACTCCGGCCTCAGTTTCAAGCGTAAATTCTATTGAAAGAAATGTTAAAGTATTTCCGCTTACAAGTCCAGCAACTTCAGATTTAACATCAATGTAAAGGGGTTTAAGGTGGTTAAACGTGATTCCTTGGATATCACCAGGTCCTGTTGTGTGATTTAATGGAACAAATTCAGAAAAAACTTTACCATCAGTTGACCATCGGAATTCATATTCAAAAAAGGTTACCCCATCCGGTGGTGTATAATATTGAGCGTTTGTAAAATTGTATTCTAGTGGTTCGGTAACAGTTAATTCAGTATCACTAATAACGACATCGATTTCATAAGTAATATTACCAATAATTATAGAATCTCCACCAGCAAATGACGTATCAAATTGAGTTTCATATCCGTAAATATGAGTCGACCCNCTTGAACCCGTNACATTTCCAGTCATATTTNGTTTTTTAACACCTGCAACTATGTTCCAGTCGAGTATGTTAACTACATTAAGATATGGTTGTTGGATAGATGCGACAAAGAAATCACCGTATTCATTTGCTGTATATTTGGTTACCATTATTAATCTTTATTTTTATTTATCGTGTCTTGTGGAGCATAAACCTCTCCAGCTAGCCAAGATGCTACAAATCCAGTTAATGATACAAAATATAGTGCAAGTTCTCCTAAGTTTGCTTTAAACCAAATGGCTCCACATCCTGCAATAGCCCAAAGAATAACAATAACATATATCATTACCTCTTTTCTGGAATTTGGTCCCTTTTTAAGAATTGCTGATTTTGAGCTTGGTTTTTTNGATTCAGCCCATATATAAGTTGCAGCATACGCTGTTAGGGATCCAAAATATATCGAAAGGTCTGTGAAGCTTGCCTCTTTAAAGGCTCCAAAAAGTCCCATNCCTACCCAAAGAGTGACTATAATATAGATTAATGCTTCTCTTTTACCAAAATTGCTAAAGAAATTCATAGTTAAACGTTTTTCTTTATATATTCACAAAATATTAGTAGTCGGTAATTAATAAGATTAGTGGGTCCTCTTTCTCAAATTTAGATTCAAGTATATCTAGAATGTCGGTAACTATTCCAGCCTCCAGATCTTCAGGGTCCTTTTCTTCAAGATAGAAAAGTATATCTTCATAAAGTTCCTTTGCATTGAGTCTAGCAAATGGAATTCCCTCTTCAAGAATATCGAGTTCCTCTAGAATCTTATTAACTAATGGAAGTTCAGTATCTTCATATAGGTCATAAAGTCTAAATGTTGCAGTTAGTAACTTAAAACTAAATTGAATCATTTTTACACTATCAACTTCAATAAGCCTTGTGTATTTTTTATCTTTGTTGAGTGTAAATTTGATGTATTGCAAATTTTCCATTTCTAACAATATTTGGAAAAGAAAAAAGACTGTGTTGATTTCTTTATGCATAAAATCAGAACCTACTGATTTAATTCTATTAATAGAATTTTGATAATATGTATCTAATATGTATTTTAATTGGGATGTCGATATCATTATAGAGTCATTTCCAAGTTCGATAAAATCTGTATCGTTTTGGATTTGTGCCCATAATTTATTGTCAATGTAATTATATTTGTACAAGGTAACGTCGATCGCCGTTGGCATCGAACTAAATTCAAATTGTTGCATAGTCGGATATTAATATACCTGCATCGAATTCTCTATTCTCTGTAAAGAGGTATAAAGTTCTTCTTTAGCAAATTTTTCAAGTTCTTTAAATTCTCTTTTGCCAATTTCATTTCTTTCCATAAAGAATGAAATAGCATCTTCTGAAGGTATATATTTGCTTTTTGAAGTCACTTCTTTTTCGGACTTTTTGGTCTTGGTATAAATCCAGCCCGGAACACTTTTAAACCTTGCAGCAACAAGAGACCAACTATCAATTACGGCAAGTGGATTAATCCCATTCTTATTAAATAATTGGGCGTTTGAGGGGTATTGAATCGAAAAGAAGCGGTTAATCATGAAATGATGTCGCTTCTTATTGTTATTACTTATTTTTTTGTATTCAGCAGGTTTGGTGAATAAGATTTTTATAAAATCAAATAGTTTTGTTTCGTCTAACATGTTTTATTGCTTTTTCAAAAAGTTTAAGTCTATTATTATATGGTTTTGTTTGAGTTTGTTTACATCGGCT